AGAAAAATAATGAGAGTTCATCACCGATCTCTGCATGCTGTCATTAATCACGCAAACAGACAACCAGCGATAAACTCTCATAGCTAACACCAATTAATCCTCCAATTTAGTGCCAATAAAATAATCGCCCCGTATACAAGAAACACAAGCACTATGGCCCTGTCGTTGTCGTTCTTTAGCAAACCTTACCGTCTCCTTTCCACATTCACGTGTGCATTCACGATAAAATCGGCATTTTATCGTGCACACTGAACTCCGATAATTCCGTTTATAACAATCAACTTGCATAACTAACCACACATCCTCATGATATCCCTAAACCAGTTCTTCAACTTCATAGACTCATAGTAAACAGCTCCGCACTCATACGCTTCCCTTAAATGCTTCAGCCAAGGCAACTGTTTAGCTGCCTTGAAGAGCATGACGTTCGGCTTATGGTCATCTGTCGTTACTGAATAGTAAGCACTACATGTAGGGTCAACATTCAAGCTGATATAGTACCTCCATTGCACAGGGTCTACCCACACACCAATGTCCGTTCCCTTGTAATGCAATGTAAGTCTATATTGTGAACGTTGGGTTTTCTTCTCGATGAAGTCCTCATTATCCAACAACCATTCGTTGTTGACAGCATAATCGAGGTACTCGCTATCAGCATTCAACTGGTAGAACTCTGTAGCCAGTTTAGCTTCGCGTACTTTCTCGCACACAACATTCTGCACCAGTATATTCTTGCTCTTCCCGAATCTCTGAATGTCCCCGTTGTACGGCTTATCCAGATGGTAGTAATCGAAGTACGGGTTTGTGATGGACACAGCGTTTGACAAGAACAGAACAATGCAGCGCGGATGATCTGTACCAGGTCGCGCAATGGACTCGTACAAGTCGTTGAACACCCGTACCTCGTCAGGAAGATATCCTCCGTTACCCTTCTTGGCAGTGATGAACTCATCGAATATGATGACGCGAACGTTGGGGAAGGAATCACCTTTGAGCGCCTGATCTGCGCAGGACAGCTGCACAGCGTACCCCATGATTTCGCCATCGCAGTAAAGGGTATTGCTCTCGGCGCTCAACTTGTGGTCTGGGAACTCCCTCTGCACAGCCTGGAAGATGCGCCCGTGCTTCTGCTTTGTGATCTTTCGCAATTCCTCTTCGCGGCGGCGAACGTACACCCATTCCCAGGCGATACCCTTGCTCTTCCATTTAAGGTACTGCTCTATGCAGTATTTCAGTGACCCGTAGGTCTTGCCCGTACCTCGCGGCCCGATAAAGAAGTTGTAAAGGCAGTTGTACGACAGAGGGCGCATAATGTCCCAGTAGTCCTCTGATCTTACCATGCTTCCTCCTTCATACAGAGCGCCCGCGGTGGAGCGAATGCAACACCACGGGCAAATGCGAGCCGCCACACAACGCCAAGTTCACAATCAGTCACGACCAAGGGCTTCCGCAGAATCTTCCATCTGTGACTCGGCTAGCCGCGAGAACAGTCAAGCATTGTGCGCTGCGCTCGCGGCTATCTTATTACTGCTTGGGTGTTATGTCAACCCTGTATTTGTCATCTTCCACAGTGATCGTGGTAAGAGGTAGGGTGGTGTCCGCTTCTCCCCGATCACCTCGCGCGTAGGCCCGCCACTGGTCTGGACTACCATAAAAGAGGTCACCATCGACAACTCCTGAATATCCCTTCAACCTGATGGACTCGGAGAACTGCCAGCAGCAGAGCAGCCCGTCCACCTTGTTAGTCCACTTGGAGAGGTCTGTGTTCAAGTTTGTGACCTTGACAGGATATCTCGCCACCCATCGGTCGCACTCCTTGTTCACTGTTCCCTGGTCGAATCGCCAGGCGTTGGCGTACACCCAGCACCATACGCGCGTCTTGTCGTAGACCCGTTGCAGGAACCTGTTCACCCATTCCACGCTTTGATCTTCCTCCCAGTCCAGAACGGGGATGCCCTCGCCGAAGTAGTTCCAGCACGAGGAGACGAAGAAGTCCGCTTCCGCAATCGCGTCGTTGTTCCGCGCATAGTGGTAGAACCCCCAGGGGAGTCCGGCCCTCCGGCACAGCTGCACCACTCGGTCGCACTCGGGGTTGACGTATGTCCTGCCCTCCGTGGCCTTGGTGATGCAGAACTCCACCTGGGGGAGCTTCGTCGGGTCGATCTTGCCCTGGTGGGATGACACGTCGATTCCTCGCATGGTTGCCATGGCACTCCTAACGGACACCGTAGATAGGCCAGAAAGCAGGGCCGATGTTGAAATAGGTACGGGTGGTATCATCACGCGCACTGTGCGTCATTAGGATAACACCATCAGTTTGGTAGGTTACATACCCAACTGCTTCACCTCCAGAGCTGAGAACAGTTGTTTGATTGTATGCTGGGCGGATATTATTCGGAAGAGTGCCGATGGTCTTATCACCGCCAGCATCGCTGACACCAGTGATTTTATAACCAGGCATGAACACGAAGCCGTTTTTCAGATAGTACGTTTTCTTGTCCCATTTACCGAAGTCGGAAGTGAATGAATTGATGTATCCAGCTGTGTTGGCGCTTCCCAAAAGAGAACTAATCATCTTAGAGGCCCATACAGCGTAACCACTATTATTAGGATGCACATTGTCGCTAGTGTAGAATTCGTAGCGGCCCAGCAGCCAAGTATAGCTGTCCTCATCCATCTTGACGCGAGGGATAGCGGCCTTGTTGATCTGGTCGCAAATCTCAACCGTCGTATCATAGGCGGTGATGGTGAACAGAGCCTTGTCCCAGATCATAGGGATAACGTAGATGACGGCATTCGGGAACAAGTCGCTGGCCTTCTTCGCGCATAGGGTTGCGGCAGCACCGATCTGCTTGGAAGAGGAGCCATGGGACACATCGGTGGAGGTACCAGGAAGAACGACCATTGCCGTGTTCTTGCGCTGCTCCTGGGTCATCGCGTCGTAGGCATTTTGCACCTGGGTGATATACGGTTTGTTCGCCGCGGTTCCCCAAATCCATCCAGACGCACCGACACCGTAGTTGAACTCGGTCATGCCCATAGCATTGCAGAACACCGTGGAGACGCGTTTGCTAACAGGGTCTGCACCGCCACCAGTGGTGAATGAGTCACCGACCCATACACAGTTCTTGCCCTTGTACAGTGACAGGATGTTCTGCTGGTTCATGGCGGCAATTGCAGCGCTCAAATCAGAGCGCAGTTCCGTATCAGCAGCCGTGCGCGCCGTCTCCTCGGCGGTAATCAAGTTGCGTATGGCCGTGTCCGCATTCTCGCGGGCCGTGGTCTCGCTCGCAATTGCCGCCATATTCGCTTCAATGCCGTTGGCGTTCTGCGTGATTCGCGCGTCGAAGCGACGAACCTCCTCGCGGTACGCTTCGATCTGGGCATTCCAGTTCCCCGTTTCCAGCCAGTACTCAGTGTTGCTGATATCAATGCCAGTCGGCACGTACTGCGTGGACGTGAACGAGTTGCCCTGGTGAAGCACGATGGTTAGCGGCTCGTACCCGCGCGTATCGTTCCACTCGGGAGGATTTGCGAAAACAGGCACGTAGCGAGCTCCTATGTACTCGCGCACTCCGCTGTAATCGGTAGCAGCGGGAGGTGTCTGGTTGTCTGCCATTACTGCTCCTTTCTATTCGGATTGCTTCTTCTCGAATTCCTCGATATGGTCTAGTCTCTTGGCAATTCCATCGAGAGTAGCGTCAACCTTAGTGAGAGTAATTGTAAGGTCTTTGATAGTGCGGTCATAGAAATAGAACATAGCACCACAGGCGACGATAGGAAAACCCACAGTGCTAATTGCCTGAACAATCTCGTTCACTCCTATTCACCTCCTTCGACAACTGGACGAAGGTTCGCTGTCTGAATCGGGCTTCCGTGCGGCTTCTCGGAAACCGTCTCGTGAGCCTGGTTCGAAGTATACACGGAGTCAACGTCCCAACGCAAGATCAAACGGCCGTAGGTGTCCTCACCGAAGTTCCACCCTGTGTCGAAGATGATGTCTTTCCACGACAGAGGAATATAAGCTACGAAGTAGCCTTCCTGGTTCAACCCGAAGAACACCTGTTTCACCAAATGAGTGAACACATATTCCAGGTTATCGTTAATCCATTGCTCTACTTGGTCTTTGTAGTAGTCATCGAAACCTGATTCAACGAAGTCCTGGAACAATTCCTTTAACTTGTTGATCTCTTCCGTATTGAGGTTGATTCGCTCCAACAGAGTGTTCCAGACACTCGTGTCCTCATTGAGACGGGCGACAACCTTGCACAGTACTTCATAGTACGACAGAGAGTCATCGTACACAGCGGGAAGCACTGTTTGACAGAAAATGCGAAGAGGGCTGTACCTCTGTAGCAACGGAATAGCCATTCTCACCTCCTAACCGATACCCATGAACAGGTCGGCAAGTTCACGGATAACCATCATATCAATGTTCAAGAACGTCTCGCGGTACTTCTGGAGCATATCGGCCCCAGGAATGTCGTAGCCGTAGTCGTGTTTCTCGCGAGAACCGTCCTCGTTCTTGTCTCGGTCGCCAGTTTCCTTCTTCTTCTCGTCGGCGGTGTTCTTCCCGCTTCCCGTATTAGAGGCAGTCTGGTCTGTGTTGACAGTGCCGCGGTCATATGTCACCGTAGTAGCGTATTGCAAGTTGGAGACGGGGTTGTTCCCAGGGCTGTCCAGCATGCTCATCGGCGTGTCCTGGAACACCTCGCGGTCATCTGTAGTGGTGTCGCTGTTGACCGTGCTGTTCTCTTTTCGAGTCCAATCGTCCGTTTGGTCTCTGGTGTTGTCCACTGTCCAATCATCGGTGTTGTCCACAGTCCACTTCTCGTCGTACTTCATATCTCGCGTGGACAGAGGGTCGAACTCTATCAACTCCGACTTGTAGAGCTGGTTGTAGTACGGCATGATCTCCCACATCTTCATTCGCATGAAGTAGCGGAACAGCTCCAATGTCTCAAGCCCGATCTCGCGCATGAAATAGTGACGGATGATCTTGTTGTTCAGAACCGCTCGATGGGACTCATCGAAGATAGGGTAATCGCCCAAGCCCAGACGATTGTAGATTTGCGGCCAGTTGGACTCCGTAGGCGGGAGCTTCTGGTCTTTCAACAGCTGCTCAATGGGCCATCTCAGCTGCGTTGTGAACTCGCTCATCTTAGATACCCAGTACCTTCCGAATCTTGGCGACCACGCCGCCCTCTCCTTCTTCGGGATAGCCCGCTCCCTCGTTGCCAGCCGAGCCGCTCTGCATACCCTCCACGGGAATGGGCTGCGAGCCGTATCCCTCTGCCTTGACGTAGGTACCGCTGCGGAACGTCACGGAAACGTCGAGACCGAACATCTCGTTTATCTTGTCGCAGGCCTGTTCCCTCGCGTTAAGGCGAGTGAAGCGCGACACTTCCACGTCGCCCATGTTGGACATTACCTCGTCGGAGATGAGACGCTCCTTCTTCTCGGTGTTGACGTTCTCAACACCGATATAGGTAAGGGCTTCATTCCAAATTTGGTGCTTCACGGTCTGCAAGTCCTTGGCGACGAAAGGAACGGTCAAGTCCAGAACTTCCATGTCGAAGTTCTGGGAGTCCTTGTACGTCCACAGCCAAAGGCGGTTCTCCTCGATTTGCTTCATCATGTTCAATGCCGTAAGCTTGTTCTGCTCGTTTCCTCGAAGAATCTTCGGGGCCTTCTGGTTGATGACGTTGGTGTCGATTGTACGGTCTAGTTCTGCCAGTCGTTTTGCGTAGAGCATGAGAGAAGGCATCATTGGGACTCGCAGGTAATCGTTAAAGATCAGGACGCTGTCTTCGTCCGTCAACTCCTTGTTGTACCCATCCGTGGCATAGGCCCTTCGGTCTACAGGGTAGTTGTAGATGTTCCATTCGCCGTTTATCATCGTCGGGAGTACTGCGTAGCCCTCTTCGGAAACGCTTGTCCCAGCCAGCATATCGTCCTTGAAGAACACCACCATGCCGTTTTGAAGAAGCCAGTACTCCATCATTCGCTCGTCCACTCCCTCGGGCAGGCCGTGCCACTCGAATACGGAGATGGCATAGTCCATCAATCGGTACAGGTACATCTGGTACGAAGCATTGTTCATCCAGTTGCGCTCTACATCCTGATGAATGTTCTTGTTGTTGATGACGGACTCGGGAGGTACCCCGCCGTCAGGCATATAGAAACCTGTGTACATCGTACCTCCTAGATGATGCCGTTGCTCGCCGAATAGTTCCCGATGGCCGAAGTATGCCAGAACGTGATTCCGCTGTCAAGGATGGAATTGATCGCGGCCATATCCTCAGACGGAACCGAACCCCTCATACACGCGTTCGAGGTCTTGACATAGTTCCAGGTGGAGCGGGAGTGGAAGTTGGGAACCTTCACCAAATCGACCTGATACCCGTACATTGACATGAACTCATCGGCTATCTGCGCGTACTCGTAGGTTACGGCCACCACGTCCACATTAAAGCCCATCTTGCCCGTGCTGTAGATTCCATTGCCGCTGGCACTTCCCCGCACGGTGTCAGGTTGTCTCATCATCCTGTCCCATTCGCCTACCTGGTTGGCCATACCGTAGGCACCCGCGGCCATTGATAGCCCTCCCACACCCTCCGATGCAGCGGAAACACCCCTTCTGCCAGCGGTGCGCGCAGTTGCAGCCGCCACCTTGTCGGCATTGGCCTGTCCTCCCCTCTTCGCCAGCCAACGTGCACCCGCGCCAAGAGACTTGGCCGCAGTTCCCACTCCCTTTGCTGCTGGTAGTACCATCATGGCGGCGTTGATTCCGAAGGTTAGCGCATTGGACAGAGAGTTCTGGCTGGCCCAGTTCTTGTACGCGCTGAACGGCCATGAGCACTGAACCGCGCATGAGAAATTGATTCCCGCATTGTAGTTATGCGCTATTCCCTGGTAATTCTCAGGATAAACGAACACCTCCCCGCTAGGCTCCATTGACCCGTCGTAGCTTATGCCGTGCCCCCCACTGCCGAACATTTCAAATAGAAGATCTGAAGAAGCTCCGTTATTATCACTTAATCGGCAGAAACAGTAGGGATAGCAGTACATTTTATTGTTCTTAGGCGCATAACCGTTCAGAGTAGATGGCCTGGAAACACCAACACCTCCGCCACCTGGCGTAGGAGAAGACTGATTGTTGAGTGCTTGACCCGTGTTGGTAATACCTCCGCCGCGAATGAACATTTTGGGTACCATGTAGACGTTGGCTATTGCATCGCCGGCCCCAGCTTCCTGCATTCGGGCAAGAAATCTGGAAACAACGTTGGTTACTCCTTCTGACAAAAGGTCTGCGGCCCAATATTGGCAACCGTTGTACACACCGCAGTAGATTCCACCGTCAACTCCCTTGCTCGTCGGCTCATTGGGGAACAGCCATGAACCCTCGATTTTCACATCCTCAGCAGACCGTTGGACAATAATGGCCATAGGGCCGAAGTCAACGGCATTGCGGCTCATCGTGTAGTACCTCAGCGGCATATCAGGTTCTGGGTTGGTATGAGCACCTATGGTGTCATCGGAAACGTGCTCCCTCTCCACGAAGCACTCCGTACGCGCCCAGTCGAACAGCCACGTCTGCATAACGTCAATCTCCATGACGATCTCAGTTACATTCTCATTAACGTAATTGATTCCCACTACGAAGGCATAGAACCATTTGCTCCCATAGTTGCGGTTTTGGAACATACAGTAATTTATGTTGCACACCTTTTCTCGGTTTACCTGAACTTTGACCGAGTTATTCTGGCGAATATAGGTGTAATCGTTCTCCGTGTACTGCGACAGCATACAGCTTGAGAAATAGTCGTTCTGCGCACTCTTTGAATCGAACCAACGAGTGTGCTTGTAGGAATTGTCGAACGGAACATAACCCATTCGGAAGATTCCGCTCGGTTGAAAATCTGCCATCATATCCTCCATAGAGAAGAGGGCCGCGCATCGACGGCCCCCTAGACTGACATTAAGCTGTAGGACTAGGCCTGAACCACAGTGATCGTGGCCGTGCCCTCAGTACCGTTGACTGCTGTTGCCGTGACGGTGATCTCGGAACCTACCGTCTCATCCTTGTCGACGTGCAGAACGCCGCTCATCGGGTCGATATTCGTTCCCGAGGATGCCTGACCAGAAGCAGCCCAGGTGATCTGCTTGTCGTACATCCCCGTTCCGGTCACGGCAGCGGTCATCTGGAGGTTGGCTCCCTGCGTGACATTGGCTTCGGCAGGTGTTACAGCTACACCTGTGACGGTGCTCGCGTTGCTGGAAACGCAGATCGCGTTCGCGAACGGCGAAGCCGAGAAGATGCGCCAGACGTGGTAGAAATACTGCCAGTACAGGCCCTGCCCGTTGTAGTTCTGCGTGAACGTGTCGAACACGTCGAACACCATCCACCAGTCCTTGTCCACCATGGCGGCGATTACAGCTCCCAGAGCGGTCTTCTCGGTATCGGTGAACACCTTGAAATTCTCATCGTCGCCGAACAGCTCCGTCAACCGCAGCTCGTCGTGCTCATCGAAGGAGTCAACCTCGATGAGATGGCCCAGGAAGTCCGTCTTGTCCATGTTGAACGCGACGGCCAGAACGTCCACGTCGATGAGGGCGCGATTCGCGGCACTGATGATGACGTACAAGTCCTCTCGCGGAGTGTGGGTCATCACGCCCGAACGGTTGTACTTGGAGGACATGAAGTCCAACTGGCCCACCAAGCCGCGAACGGAGGTCATCACATCCGAAGCAGTGTCCTTGGTCAGGGCTGCTGTTTCCTCATTGTAGAACCCCCCGTTCAACATCTCGCGGCAGATCATGTACTTCATGGTAACGTACTCGTCGTAGCGCATCCCGGTGTAGAGCGAATCCACGATCTTCGCGATTAGTTCGGTGATGCCGTTCCAGGAGAGGAACGACTGGCGCAACTGGTCATTGGAGATGGTCACCTTGTAGAACTTCTGGAAGTCCATGCTGTGAAACGCCGCGCGAACGTCGGGAATCTCCCGCTTGTATACCTCCTTCTCGGCGGTCGCGGGGTCGAACGAGTGCGGTTTGGCGAGGTTGACGAAAATCTCTTCAACCGTCTCGCCGAACTCCAAGCGGCCCTTCTTGAACACAGACCAGGGGTTGTCCCACATCTTCGACGTGATGATGGTCATGCCGATACGGTTCACCAGAGCGGTGAGATACGCGTTCTGCATCGCTTCGTACTGCATGACGTACTCTCCGATAGCATGAAGAGCTTCGGTGTTGTCGGACACGGAAATACGATTTGCCATATTTATTCCTCCACTTCCTCGACCAGCCCAGCCTTGAGCAGATCGTCCCGCAATGCGGGTGTCTCGTTGATGACCACTTCCAGTACTTCTCGTGGGTCTAGCTTAACCTTGGCGGCGTTGATGACCTCGCTGGTTGGCTTAGTAGGCACCGTATTCTCCTTTCGTTCGGAACAACTCAGCGAACGTGGACGCGCGGCCATCTTCGGACACGTCCTTCTTCTGATCTTCCTTCATTCGCTGCGGAGAGGTGATGAACGCATCGGCGTACTTGTTGCGGGCATCGCGCCATCCGTTCTCGGCGGTTTCTGCCCGATTGATGAGCGTGTCGCGCTGCTCAATCAGCCCGTCGCGCTCGGTCACGATCTGGTCGTAATCCTCACGCGCCACAACATCGCGCACGTCCGCTCCTTCCTCAGGTTCTTCAACCCATACATAGGCCATGGGCACTCCTTTCTAACTGGCTACGACTTCGCAGTTTACCACACCCTTGCTGCGTGTGCAACGATAGATTACAGGCGCGGGAATGTACGGGAAGCACCGTTCCACCAGTACAAGGCACTCGCCCCACCCGCTGTCGTACACCGTTTCCTTGACGGACGCTTCCACGCTTCCGTAGTTCATGTCGCGCACCGTCTCGTACTCGTCTTTGCTGTCCACCGTCTCCAACTCCCTCAGAAACGGTTTGAAGTCGACGCAATAGGGCTTCGAGTACTGTATCTCCCTAGTCGGCTTCGGGTAGAGCCACATCTTCATCTTGCTTGGCATCGTCATCACCTCTGGGATATTATCATGCACAAAGTTTATCGAGGTGTTTCCCTGCTCGTCTATCTCCACTATGTAACTTGTCGGTTCTGCCATTTGATTTCCTTTCTCTAGAATGCCAACTCCGTGAAGCACTGCGATGCCGCTATGAGCGTCATAACGCACACCACTATAGCTCCTGTTATCCAGTCTCCCTCTTCCAACATCAGCTCCTTATCTCCTTTGTCCCCTCGTACAGCACCACGCCGCCTGGAACCTTCCTCGCCGTCAAGTTGCCCTCGTACACAGCGCCGAACTCGAAGTTCTCCAACGTCACGTTCTCGTGGCAACGGGCGGGAAGCCCCGCGACGCGGACGGTGAGTTCGTCAGCCCCCACCTCGTGCTCTACATAGGTCTTGGCACGGAGAAACTTTCCATGGTCGAAAGTCGATTCGTGCTTCCACGCTCCCAGGCGAACAGCGTCCACGTCCAGGCAATCGGGGATATCCGTTCCTACCAGATGAAGCGAGTCGGTGTCCGCGTAGATGAACCTGTCGTATACCGACTGCGCGGAGGTGATCGTCTTGTACCTGGCGTAAGAGGTTATGAAAACACCGCAGGGCAGGTAAACGCCATCCCTCTGCTCTGGCTCCAAATCCACGTAATGGACTACACCATCAACCAACACAGGTTTGCGCGATTTTACCGTAGTCCGTGTTGCAAATTTGCCGTACAAGCTGTTCAGCATCAGTTTCGCCAATGAACGAAGCCCACCATTCCCCGATATAGTCGCCTGGTTCTTTATATCCACCCACTTGCATACGTAATCCTGGAACATATGGGGTGATGCGTGGAACATGTACCCTCCGATGAACTCCACATCCCAGACATGGTACTGCTTGTTCATGAGTTCCCAATCGACATTGGTGACAGTGATGCACACACGCCCTTGAGAATCCTCCACGTACTCCGTCTGCTTGAACATCATGTTTCCCTTCAACTGCAAACATGGAATATGCTCCTTCCTTCCCTTGAAGCTGCAAAGCACACACGCTATCCACAGCGGGTGCCGTTCCGTCGGCCGCGGAACACCGTCGAACCATACAGGTTTTCCATAAGGCAGGAACTGCCCGTCACAAGCCGCCATTACGGAGGGGTACAGGCTGTTCACGTCGAACACTATTCCCTCTCCCACGTCCCTGCCCTGGAACTTGGGGTTCACGTAGGTGAACCCTCCCCGATAGGCCTTGCGGATGAACGCATCCTCTTCCTCCGACAGCAGGGGAAAGACGTTTCTGAACTTCCTGTGACCGCCCAATCTTCTCTTGTAATCGAAGAGTGCATTGCTTCCAGCCGTCATCTTGGTAAGCTTCTGCTCGAAGAACGTCCGCAGAGACTTGGCGACGATGGCAACATCATTAACCAGGTAGGCCCTCTCATCGTCGGTGATCTCGTGGCCTGGCTCTCGGTACTCATCGTAATCTATGCTTCCCTTCCTGATTTCCAAACCATAGGCTTTTGCCATTGCTTCTACCGACAACGGTATAATTTTCAGGGAATCTTGAATAGTCACGTAGCGCGTCTTGGTAAAGTACAGGGTTATCTGGTAAACCTGGTTCATGTCGCTTATCAGTGTTGTGAACGTCCTGTCCGTTGCCTTCTGCTTCGAGTCCACCCAAAGCCACCCGCTCTTGAGCAGATGGTCTATTATGAACACACCATCGAACCCGAGATTGTGAAAGTACCCCTTGCAGTTCGCCGCACATTCCAGCCATTCTATGAACCCTTCTATGCTGTTCCCGTCTGTAATGTACCTGTCATCGTCTATGGAGTAGATTCCGTAAGCCCATACCCTGCAATCTTCGGGGTCTGTCGTGGTCTCGAAGTCGAAGGTGTACGATCTCATTCAAGGTACTTCTCTTCCATCAGATTCCAAAAATCAATTACCTGCTGCCTACGGCCCTTGTACTCCTGACCCCTGATCGTGTAGTTCTGGAAAGAAGTCATATTGGGCGACCCTTGCTCGTACACGAAGTTTAGGGTTGTCACATCGTCGTACATGGGGTTCTCGAAAATCTCCCTCAGTGCCATGGGGTTCTCGTCAACGAGACGTTCCAATATGCGGGCCACATCCAACAGCTCCCCGTCATTTCCGAACAGGTCTTGCAAGGTATCGGAATAGCGGATGGCATAGGACGCATCGCTTTCCTCGTACCGCCCGAACTTCCCAAGCCTGTCCAAGGGGTTCTCGAAGTCCTCGTTATACGATACGGGGAGTATGTTCTTGCCAGCGGCCTTCATCGCCAGATCGTAGAGGGGCGAGGTGTCCGTAGTGGTGTCGAAAAGACCAGAAGGGTAAAGCTCTTCAACGACCTTCTTCCTCTTCCTGTTCTCAGCGCGAACCCAACGCTTGCGCTCCTGCACGAAGTACTCTGGAACCACCTCGCCAGTCTCCAACGCATGGGGTTTGGTAGACCCTGGCCGCTTGACCTCGTTGAACCGCTGCCATTGCCTTATCATCTTGTTTAGATCGTCAACTGTCCTGACAGGCGAGTCCAATTCGCGATCTTTGGAAGAGCGGATGATCTCCGCTGCGGACACTGTGGGAGGTTGTCCATCGTACCCGTATCTCTTCCAAGCCCTTCTCAACCTTCGGTTGTAGTTTCGGGCTTCTCGCTTGAGTCTCTCAAGTTGGCCTGCAGTCCACTTAATGTAAGGCTTTCTCGGTCTCGCCATTTCAAACCCCGTATCTCATCGACGACGTAGAACCCTCGCGTCTCCACCTGGCAGTAAAGCTGGAACACGGCGATCTGCGACACGTCCACCTCGAACTTGAAGCGCTTGCTCATGGAATCGTTCAGCCATGGTACGCGAACTTGCAGCTTGCTGTCAAACGACTCCTTGTGCTTGACGGAGGAGAAGTGGAAGGTGTACTTGCCCCAGGTGCTCTTGAAGGGAGAGCGAGTCAGATCGTAGCACACACCGAACGGGGTCAAATTAGTTTCCTTCATGTTCCAAATCCTCCAATGCAAGATGAATCACATTGTAAAGCTCGTCCTTAACGGGAACGCCTGGAATCAAGTCCAAAAATTCCGCTGCCCTGCGCTTGCGTTCCGCCAAAATTTCCCTTCTATCACAGAATTTAACCTCTTCCTCAATGTCGATGAGTGCCCTTGAATAACCTGCTCGAAAAACCGACGACATTATCATCTGTGCTTTCGTGTCATTGAAAATACCCCTAACAAAGACCCTCGCTTCCTGATCGTCGCACCCGTAATCTCTACCTGCCGCGTACACGTCCGCTGTGACCATAACCCTAGGGTTGGAGCGAAGGTCATTCAAAATTTTCTTGAGCTTAAAATCTTTCACAATTTCCTCACTTTCTATAAAGACCAGTAAAGGGAGGGCCGAAGCCCTCCCGGAAACCATCTACTCCGCAACGTCCAGTGTGAGCATAGAACCGTTCTTCACAGAAACCTGCTTCACCGTGAACTCAATAGGCTCATCCCACGTCGGCTCGCCGAAAATCTGAATTGCCTTCTTGACGGCATTGAAGATTCCCATGGAAACGGCCTGGTACGCCTTCCCCTTGTCATCAATGAGAACTACGCGCGGCGCGCGCTCAATCTCGCCCGAATCCTCGTCCACGATATCGATGGCTTCAACGAGAACGTCCCTCACCTTGATGTTCTTGTTGATGAAGTCTCCGACCTTGTGATCGGGGTTGTTGCTGGCGTTGTACAGCTTGGCCTTGGTCGCACGGTCGCCGCCCTTGATGGAGCAGTATGTGCTGGTGCTCTGCTCGGAAAGCTCGGCGGATACGTCAAGGGTCATCATTGCGTTCTCCATTTCGAGAACTCCTTTCGCCTCGTGGGTGCGGCCCGTTGACCGCGATTGATTGCCCACGTGGGAGGGTTCAGAGTTAGCGGTGAACCCTCGCCGTGGGCAATCGCCTAACTGACCAGCTCGTCAGCTTCCGCTTCGTGAGCATCCTTGACGGACACGACCTGGGCTTGGGAGAGGAACTTGTCCAAGTCCATCCCGTAGGTGGTGACGGTCTTGGCCGCGATCTCAATCTCGACACCCTTCGGCAGCGTCTTCCCCGTCGCGTCGGCGATGGCCTTTCGAGCCATGGTCTTGTCGCAACGGGTGCCCTCGACCTCTGCAGTGCCGATTTTCTCTAGCTTCGGCACTCCGTGATCGGCGTACAACTTGTAGGCGGTCACTTCAAACTTCGTGATGGAACGGGTAATCATCATGATTCTTTCCTTTCGTCGCTCGTCCCTATGGGACTAATTTTACCATGCCAGGGAGGGCCGGTTATCCCGGCCCTCATATTCACACTTGTTTCACAAAACCTTCATACCAACGGCAAACCCCTAGAAGTCGATCATCCGGCGAACAGGGCAGTGACGACGGGCGTAATCCCGGTAGCCCGATCTGAACACCCACGTATGCCCCTCCAGGCCGCTTTCGGCTTTGATCTTGACGAACTTGCGCCCGTGGAAAAAGCGGTCGCGTCTGGCCCTTCTCATACCCTCGTCGAACATTTCCGAACAGCTTCCCATCTACCCCACCACCCGCCAACCGTCGAACTTCATTGTCTCGATGGACACCCCCGTGGCCACCACGTCGCCATACTTCATAAGCAGCATGAATTGCACGGTTGCGATCCAATTGGGGTCATGGGCGTAGGCAATGGCCACTACGCGGTCGTTCTCGTCGTAACCGCGAACAACGTAAACTGGCCGAATGCAGTTTGATCTGAACAGCATGATTTTCCTTCTTCCGTTCTTTTTTATCTCATAAGCTAGCTGGATTATGGAACTTGCAGCGCGGCCCATGGTATGCGCCTGTTCAGCGCATACCTGGGGGCTTAGAAAACTCCGTAGTCAGTGGCGATTGACTGGAAAAAGTCTAGTGCCTGGTCAGCACCGAAGTACCTGAAAATCTCATCGACGATCTCGGAATCATTCAAAACTTCACGCACTTTTTCCTCGTACCATGCAGCTGCTTCCGCAGCATCCACGAACGTTTTACCTTCGGTCACCATGATATAACTCCTTCCGTTTCGGGTGCACACCATGGGCCGCGCTATCTCCTATGCGCCCATAGGCGGTAGCCGCGATATAGCGGCCACGCCTAGGCTAGATGAAAAGAAAATCAACGTCAGCGACTTTATAACCGTAATCGAGTTTAGTTATCTCGAAAACTTTAATGCTATCCGCTCCATCAGTTGCCAGATCGGCATCAGAAAAATAGCCATAAACATTAAAGCACGTAGTCTGGCCATACTTAGTTCTAACGACATAAGCCGTGCCAACTTCAGCCATCATTTCCGTTGCTGTCAATCGCAAGTTTAATTTAGCGATTTCGTCATCGCCGTTATAAACCTCATCAACGGCAACAGAAACAGCCCCGCGCAGAATATCGGTTTCTAGCTTAAACACTTTGCGTCCTTTCTTAGATGGTTTTACCTCCTATGGACGCATAGGATTTCGATTAATGTTCTAATGTGCAACTTGCACGTTGCCTTAACGTAGATCATCATATGTTACTACCACGCCTGACCCTCGGTTAAGCCGCGCAAGATATGCGATTGTCAAGGTACTGCTAGTAGCTTTAACGCCGACGTGGTAGCAGCCTAGGCGATCAGTGACGGAACCCTTCCGCTTTCTTTATCTCCCTTACTTGATGGGTATATAATACACCTATATATAGGGATGGTCAAGTATGCTCATTGCTATATCGGCAATATACATAAGTTCTACATATTTGAGATAATCTAATATGCCATGGGGAACGTTAAACGCTTAAAATATTTCTAC